TCATTTGCTTCCTTAGCTTCTTGTGTTTTCCTGCTCCAATAGGTTAATCCAACTTGAGCAAATGTAATCGCAGATGATACAGCAGCAAAAGCAAAGCCAATACCTGCAGGCCCTGATAATGAGCTTACAAGTACTTTAAGAGCATTGCCTGCACCTCCTGATTCCTTTGATAATCTTTGGAAATCGTCAAATAGTGGCTGTAAGTTATTTGATATTGAAATAAAACCAAAGGGAGCATCACCTGCTACCCTTGTCAAACTTGTAAGAGCCTGCCCTGCTTTTTCTGTTCCAGGCTTTAATGATTTATTTAGAGCATCGCCGGCCTTTTTAGCTTCAGCTGCCGTTTCCTTTAAGGCTTCAGAGGTATTGTCCAATGCGGTAGCGACCTTATCTGCTCCATCAACCGCAAGTACTATCTTTAACTCTTCTGCCATTTTATTTACGTTTAATTTTATGACGGTTTAGGATTGCGTCATATTGCTCCTTTGTAAACTTAGGTATTTGTTTTTTTGGCTGTTCATCACCATTCATCGGCCAAAACTTCTCAATGCTTCCGAGCGCTTTAGTACCTGCCATGCTTTCCGCTATCCGGTAAGCAGCAAACCTTATCACCTTAGCCTTCTCCTCCTGCTTCTCATTGTATCCATCACAGGCAGCGTAAAACTCAACAGGTAAAGCTGTGTAGTACTGGTAAGCAGTCCAACCTAATTTACCCAATGCAAACTTTAGATTCTCGTAGGCCTGCTCCTTTACGCTTTTTTTTTGCCTTTCTCCTTTTCCTCAGCTTCAGCGACCACATCCTGTCCCTTCTTCACCAACTCCTTCCATATCTGCGTCTCAGTCAGGCAAGCGGTAACCTTTGTTATCACGTTCTCCTTATCCTCCATCACATCAACCCAATCGCAGACCTCCTCAAATGTGTAGTCAGCCTCCTCTCTTTTAACGTAGCTGTTGCCCTTCATTCCGCCATAGATCATGGCATATAGAAAGCCGCTGCTTGTCTGCGTATCATTGTGCATACTGATTATTTCAATAGCCAATTGGTTAAACTTGAGGCCACGCTGTTTGCCTCCAATCTCGATTTGGATGTAACTCATGTTAGTTTGATTTTTTTGGTTATGTTATGCCAAAGCACACCACATCTCTGCAGTGTGCTTATTTATTTTTATCAATTACGGCTCAATCTCAATCGTAGGGACGCCATACGGCTGTATAGAACCGGTGAATGTCGCGACCGAGTCAAAACTATAAGTACTGCTCAGCTCAGAGATGTAACCAGTGCCATACTCCAACTCATCACCTGTAACAGGAGCAGCAGGCTCTATAGCCCATGCAATAGTTGTTTTATTTCTCAGCAACTGACGCAAAGAAGTACCCGAAATCTTACCGCCATCAGGATCTTGCAAGTGCTGACCTTCAAAGCTATAAGATATCTCAACAGTACCAGGTGACTTATCAGGGCCGCATGCTGATGACGCATCAACTACGGTTACTGAGTCAGACTTGCCTACTGATGTAAGACACACTACGGTGTCATAAGTGTCACCGACTCCGGTGCTGTCGATGTAGAGCAGCATCGTGCCGCCCGCTACTTTGTGTTCTGCCATTTTATTTTACTTTTTGATGTTATAAATTTACTAATTAATTACGAAAATATCCTGCTTAAATATTAAAATCCTTGAGATATACACCCTACCGCCCATCTCTCCAATCCGCTCCGTCCTGTCGGTCTGTACCTGTAGATTCATCATTTGCAACCCATCACCAGACAAATCAAGCACACTGTTGCTGTCGGGCTTTATTGCCTGAAATACCGCAGAAGTCACATCATTCAAATCGGAGCTGTTATTATACTTATATTTCCAACTATGGATGGAAAGCTGTAAAGTATACTGAACATCCGTGCTATTTTTAGTAGACTGCTCTAACCCCACCGCATCACTCATAACGATATATATCTCATCTTTAACATCATCCGGTTCCTCTCCCTCATATACAGGCACACCGACACCAGATAGCGCCGAATAATATGCCGTGAGTAGTGCTGTGTTTATGTCTCTCATTTAATTATTTTCTTTAGTCTTGCTAATAATTCGGGAGTATTTTTATTTACTGCCGGATACAAAAAAGGCCGCTCTCTTATCCCTTCAATCATTATCTTTTTAGCAATCGGATATACCATATCTTCAGGTATTCCCTTTTTTCTTGCCCACTCAGTCAGGCTCCTCATAAATTCTTTAAAATTGCCAGTACTTTTGCCTTTAGCTTGCTGTGCCATCTGTTGCCATGTATCAGGCAATCCTGCCACATAAGCCGCCGCAAACTTACGAGTCCCAAACTCTATATAAGCCGCATAACTTGTAGAAGCCACAACCGCTGCACTCATCTTGCTATATATAGGACGGATTGAATTAAGCAGGTTACCTTCGTTCGATGACTTGCTCGCCACCGTAGTCTTAGCATCTGCTGCCACATCATCCGCCCAAGCATTAAGCTCAGCCTGGATGTTATTCTGCATTTCCTTTGACATCTTACTGATTTTATCAGCCAATGTCTTAGCCCCTTCCGTTTTTATTACTATCATGGCGGTGGCATTTCATATACTCTAATCTCTATTGCTGTATCGTTTAGGATGTCATCAGTCTGTGTATTGCCGTCAAAAGTAAATATCACAATCTCAGTATCACTATTTCTAACGGCAAAAAAATTGTGATTGTATGTACTCCCTTTGCCCATTATAATCCATGTGTAATCTTCCGTAAAGACAGCGCCTGAAGCAGTTAGCAGATAATCACCTGCCAACCCTCTGCTATATGTCACCGTCTCATCCAATGTATTCTCGAACACTATAGCCGTTGGCGAACCACCGCCACTTTGTGTTAAATTAGCCACATACTTCTTATAAGGCTGCACATAGAACCGGATAGACTCAACACTCGCACTTCCCTCCTCAAATGCCGGACGCAAGCATGGCACAATATCACCAGCCTGTAATGTACCTAAATCAGGTAGAAATGGATATGGTAATTTATATGGCATTAATAATAAAGTATTGTAGCAACCTCTCCATCCTCAAAATATGTCGACCAGGTTACTGATCCCTCAGTGCTATTAAAAAATATCTCTTTGCCATTGATGGGCAACGATCCGTTGTCCATATATTGGATGCCATCCTTAAAGGCTCCAAATAATGTTTTCCCTATCAACTGCGGAACCTCAAAGGCATACTCACCGCCGGCTGCGATGTAGTTATAAACTTGTATAGTATCTGTGTCCATAGGTGCCTCACTATTTATATTTTCATCAATCTTAGTACAGCTCACAATCTCCCACGCTTTGCCTGCCTCCGTTTTTATGCTTATGTTATTTATCTTATATGGTATAAGCTCGTAAAATATTATATCATTACTTCTCAGCTGCCTCTCCTTTTCGTAACGCATCACGATAGTATGAGTATAATCCCATTTTAGTTGCTGGTAGTCTCTATTGCTGCCGCCTGTCCTGTCAAACACATCAGCCCACTTATACCAGGCACCTGTCTGAACAGCAGATAAGCCACCAAAAGCATTGGCAGCAGTAGTATATCTTTTTATCTCAACTCTTCTGTTAAGTTTATACACGTCTGTAAGGGTTTAGCAGCATTTTAGCAATCGGCCCTATGTCATCAGTTGCCTGGCTTCTATTGTCATACAAATAATAAACCGCATTAAGTATCGCCGTCTTAAACACTTCCGGCAATGTTGAGTAGCCTGTAGTATATGATACCGTCAACCCATCCTCATGCGGAGTAAGTAATCTAATAAACATAGTACCCTGTAGGCTATAAGTTTCATCTAACACCAACGCATCTCCGTTTCTATTGGTCACACTTGTAACTCCTTTAATTGGGCCATATGGCAAATAAATGCCTCCACATGAATTGTTAAGCACTACCTCAATCTCATGATCTACCATACTAACGGCAGTATATGCCTCACACATCAGCCTCGCAGTTGTTATAAGTGATGTAATTAGTGAATCATCAGTGCCTATATCAATGCGACAAAAGTCCTTTGCCTCAGTTAATAAAACAGGCTCAATGATAGCCGTTGGATCCTCCAAATAAGTTATGTCCGTGATAGCGTTATAATGAATCATTGGATTAATTTAATAAAGCCCCACCCAGTGGGCAGGGCTTATCATCTATATATGCAAACCAACTATTAAGACCAATCGTAGAAGATGGCAGATGCAGGCAGCATCAAGTTAACTTGCTCTTGACACTCGAT